CGTCCAAATTTTCATTAAGACCGATTTTTGCCCGGATGTCTTGCTCATCCTTCTTGTTAGGGGAAAGAATGCCGCTTTGAAAGAATTGTAAAGCAAGGTTAAGTTTTTGGACGACTGCGTCTTTATTAAGGTCTTGGCAAACTAATTCCGGGTAAAATTCTTGTGGCCCAAAATTGACATCCACGATCGGCCTTAATACTTCCTTTGTGAAAATTTGCTCTATCAGATTTGTGATAGATTTTTCGGCTTCCATAAATAACTTAAATTGTACTTCGCCAACGGAATAAGAGCCGGTTCCGGTTGTTCCAAGCCCGATAAAGTTAGCAAGAGCGGCGTTTCTCATACCAACATCCAAATTGTTTATTGTGTTTATAAACGGTTGGGTATCGGCTTCATACTTGGTAAATTTAATATCTACATCATCCGGAGTGACGCACGCTTGTAATTGGCTATGCCTGGCTAAACTTGCTAACCGGTTGCACTCGTTATATTCTTGCGTGCCTTTTTTAACGGTGCGCGGTACTTTGATATGAGTTAAACCGGACGCCAAGCGGGATGTAGCGTCTTCAATAAATCTATATTGCTGATTTTTCATTTCAAACGCCCGGACGCAAGTCCTTAAAACGCTATTGCCCCAATAGTCCGAACCTTCCTTATCAAGCACAAAGAAAATCAAATTATCAAAGGGGATTTCGTAATCTTCGCCCTTAACGCTTTGTTTAACAATTCTCTTTTCGATGTCAATTTCTTTTATGGTAATTTGCGGTCTAAACTGCAATTCCATAACGAGAAAATTTTTATTGTGGTACGTGACGGTTTTCCAAACCTTTTCAAATACCGCAAAGCCGAACGGCAACATTGTAAGCACCGAGTTAAGGAAATCAGCAAATACCGCGTTTCCCTTTTCCCAAAAGTGGCCATACAAGAAATTTGCGATTTCTTCGTCTTGCTTTGATTTGCCTTCGGAGCGAATATTCCACGTTGCGCCCTTAATCGGTGTTGCAATAACGGAAATAATAGATTTGGCCGTATCGTCTTGTTTTCTCATGGCGTCATAAATTGCCACGCCTGATTCGCCTTGCAACATTGGATTTCTTTCGTTCGTGTCGTGGGGGTATTTCGGATAATCAACACCTATCGGGCTGTCTTCCCTGATAGGTTCTTCTTTCTTAAATAAACTTAAAATTTTGTTAAAAAACATTAATAAATACCTCGTTTATAATCTTGTATAAGGTCTTCTCCTTCAACGTCATAAGAATCGGCGGAAGATGATAACGGTTGTAAAGATGTAATGGCATATCTCATGGCGTCCAATGCGTGGTCATTAAACTTGACCGGCTCGTCAAAGACAACCCCATTACGGTCTTTACGCCAAGAATAACTTTGAATTTCTTTCAAAAGGTTAGGGCTGTTCCGGTTAATGTGGATGTGGAAACTTTTAACCTTTGTAATTCCGGCGGAAATCTTGCCTTTTTGGGCGGGTTTAACATCTAATCCCGCGTTGTATATTTCGGTTATGCGGTCCGGTTCGGCACTATCCGCAATTATCGTGCCGTCGGTTGCTATTTCTTTTAATCGTTCTATAAGCAAAGTGTTTGTTAATTCTCGCTCATAGAGTTTTTCTTCAATCCAAACATCCGTATCGTTGTAATAAACTTTTACCAATGCGGACGGGTTATTAAAACCGAAATCCAAGCCATAGATAAAAGTGCCTTCAATATCTTCGGGTACAACATCGTAAGTATCGTATTGCGGGTAAATAACGTTAGCCATTGCCACCCATTCGCCTTCCGCAAATGTCCGGTAAAATGTTTCATCCAAATCTTTTAACGATAAAAGGGTGTTGACATATTCTTTGGCTAAGTATGGATTATCTCTATATGTTGAGTGAATAACTTCCACATCCTTTGAGTGGATTAACTTTTTGTTGACCCACGAATTTATATCGGTCGGGTTAAGAGTTAAGTATAACCGGTTAGGGTTATTCTCTTCGTGGTTTTCTGCGGATAGACGTGTAAGCACCGCGACATAATCTTCAAAAGTAAATTCCGTTGCCTCTTCAAGCCAAATGTAATTGAACTCGGAAGATTTGATTTTTTCCGGATCGTCAAAGGAAAGAAATTGTAATAAATTGCCGTTCCATTCATAGGTTTTATCGGTCTTGTTATGGTTATCTGCCCGGTATAAGCCGAGTTTTTTCATCAACCTAAAGAACTCACTATACTCGGTCATTTTGAGTGCCGGAGTTGTTTTCCTGGCTATGCAAAGTTTAACCCCGTGTTTGCTTTCAAATAAATTCTTTAAGAAGATAGAACGCAAAGCAAAACTTTTGCCGGAACGAGCACCACCGACATTAACAACTATCTTTTTTTGAGCATAGTAATTCTTCCAAAACACTTTTGTTTGAGGGGGGAACGGTTTAGCGTCTAACATTATTCTTCGTCCTCCTCATTTTCATTGTGTTTTTTGGCAAGATTTCTAAATTCCGGCGGCACGTTATCAATGATAAATTTAATTGGGAATTCATTCCCCAAATCTTCTTTAGCCGGGTAAAATTTCTCAAGGAAAGATAAGACCGCCATAAAGGTATCTTTATTCCAAGCCGCATTCGGATTAAAAATGAAATCTCGTATCTTCCAGCCAATGGCTTTTAATACGGGCATAGTTTGAACGTGGTCATTTATTTTGAGTTTTATGTCCTGCTCCAAAAAGAATTCTGCTAACTCTTTCTTGGCGTTTTGACGGTCCCGGAATTTCTTTTGACCGCGAATGCGTGCCTCTCTTGTTGGCTGATTCGTGGAAGAGAAACGATATTCCTTTGGGGGAACATTGCCGCCGCGTCCGGCCTTTTCTTTTGTCTTTGTAGTTTTCGGTTTAGGCGGCATATAATCCCTCTAAAAATAACCCACGGCGTGCCTGTGTGGCTTTGGGTGTTTTTGTTGTAGTCAGCGGTAGGAAAAATGTCCGCTGTTGGGGTTTTAGGAGAATATTTATGGGTAATGGCAGTTTATGATTAGAAGCACGCCGCGGGAGCGTGGAGGCAGAATTCATTTCCACGCAAGAATTGTAATTATTTTTTTGAAATAAAAAAATCAAGTCATTCCCCTTCTGCTAGGGAAAAACTTGATAAAATTAAACACGAAGTCAAACCACCCACGCGCTAACGCGTGCCAAAAATAATAACCGCCTTTATACTAGCATTTTTTTTATTAAAATTGCAAGAAAAAAATTCAAAAATTTGATATACTCAATTTATGGATAAAATCAAACTGTTTCTTTTGGATTTTAATAAGGGTTTGTCCGGTCGAGGACACGCAGAAAGAGCCCTTATCAGCGAAATGCCGGAAGCAATTAAAGAGTTAATTCAAAAATACGATTGCCTGGCTTACTCAACCGGAAATAAAAAATATACGTTCGCAGTTTTGAAGGACATAAGCGCGGATGACCTAAAAGGCCTTAAGGTAATGCTTTCTTGCGGGATATGGTATTATACCGCGGAGTTTGCTAAAAACAATAACAGCATATCTCCGGAGAGATTATTAAGCATTACAACACACTTGGCCCAATTGGAAAACAAACGCAAGAACTTTGAAAAAGAAAATCAGCAAAGGAAACAAGACGGCCTTTCATATAACGACGCGTATATAATTATAAATAAAAATAAAAGATTTTTTACGTGCGAGAGTGTAAATATTTTTAAGGCCTGCAAAAGCATTTTTGCGGCTACGGTTGCCCCGGAGCATATCAACGGTTTTTTAAGGTTGACGGATTCAGAGCGAAAAACCGTTAAAGAGTTCTTCGGCAGTGTAAAGACCTTCGGCAAAGAAGGTAAGTTATTAAAGGCCGTTTGTATTAGAAATTAATATCTTCCGGCTATATTTTCTTTTCTGAAAACGCAACATTCGCCTTTGTTTGCTACGCCTTCAATGTCTTTGATTACGCCCTTTTTGGTTCTTTCAATTTTCGTGATTTTAAGGTCAACGAAAGATTCCCCGGTAAAGACCGTGACTTTATCCCCAATTTGTAAATCCATTTTTTCCACTCCAATTTTTTTAACTTTGTTTTGTGCGAATAAATCGTTTTCAAGTCCGCATTCGTGCTTATTCGCAAAAGCGACATCGTAAAAGTTCTTTTTAACGCCATTATTGAACTCAGTTATTTTCCGGATAACTACACCCGGACGAGTCGTCTTTTTGTTAATTTTAACTTCTACTATATCGCCGATAGAAATATCGCTTATGTGACTGCGATTAGTTTCGATTAGCATGAGTTAACCTCTTTTCCCTTTCGTAACAGTACAGCTTAAACGTAACCGGCAAAATGAGTATTTTCCATTTATTGCCATTTTTAGAAATAAGCTGTCCCCTTGTTTTCATTCCGCAGTAATAAAACGAAACAACATCACCGCGGGCAAACTCATTATTCAAACGTCTTTTAACTCTCCACAAATCTTGGTTATATTTAAGCAACACGCTTAACACCTCCCGCATTCTATCTTTGGAATGCTATCTAAATAAACCGGAATTCCGGCTATCTTTGCGACTGCTCGCTCAATTTGTGAGCCGCGGCTATCTTCGTAATTGCCAAAGCAAATAACCGCGTCTGCCTGTAATAACATTCTTAAAGCCATTTTAATATAAAATTTATATGGTTTATCATAGCCGAACTTTAACCCAATATCGGCGGGATTAAGGACTTCAAAGCCCAAAGCCCGGAGTTCCTTTTCTTTCTTAAAGAAATTCTCGTATCCGAAGTTTTTAAGTCCGGTCATTTTGCTTGAAATAAAAACTTTCATTCCTCTTTGCCCTCTTTCTTGGCGGCTAGGATGTCTTGGTATTTCTTGCCGTCTTGCCTTATGGCGTTCTTACCGGTAATCGTTTCCCAACGTCTAATCGCGGTATCTATGTAAATGGGCTCAAGTTCTATGCCATAACATACCCGGTGCGCCTTTTCGCAAGCGATTAAAGTGCTACCGCTACCAAGGAAACTATCAAGCACGATATCGCCGCGCTCCGTGACATCTAAAACCGCGTCCCAAATCATTTCCACCGGTTTAACTGTCGGATGTAATTCTAAAAGTTTTTTGTTTTTGCCAAAGCCGTTAACTCCGGCATAATCCCAAACGTTTGTACGATAGCGGCCTTTAGAGCCGAGTTGAACATTGTTCTTATGGCTTTGCTTGCCTTTCTTGTAAACAAAGATTAATTCGTGTTTGGAGCGGTATAAAGAGCCCATACCGGCATTTGTTTTGTTCCAAACGCAGATGTTTTTGAACTCATCGTAAACGTGTCCGGCTTTAGATATTTCCTCAACGTGCCGCCAGTCCATACAAAGAAAATGCAAACTGCCCTCTTTGCTAAATTGTTTCAAGAGCGTGAAATTCTGCGTAAGGAATGCGGTAAATTCATTATCGCTCATTTCCCCGGACGCCATGGCAAATTCTTTATGCTTGTTTACCCCTTTGCCGCAAACGTGGCCGTCAATTTTAACGTTATAAGGCGGATCGGTAAAGACCATATCGGCGGACTTATCGCCAAACAGTTTTTTGAAAGTATCTTCTTCCAAAGAGTTTCCGCAAATAATACGGTGCTTGCCTAACTGCCAAATATCGCCGGGCCTTGAAACGATTTCTTTTTTATCGATAAAAGGCACCGCGTTAAGTTCCGGATCCGGTTCGCTATGTTCTTCCGGTTGCGTTAAAATTGTGTCAATTTCGGCGGTATCAAAGCCGGTAAGTTGCAAACCGCCGTCTAAATCTAAACTCTCAATATCGGCAAACTCTATTTTGAGTAAATCGATATCCCATTCGCCATTCTCGGTAAGTTTATTATCGGCTATGCGGTATGCTTTCTTTTGGGCTTCGGTTAGGTGGGTTAATCTGATTGCCGGAAGTTCGGTAAGGTTTAAGTGCTTGGCGGCGAGATATCGGCCGTGTCCGGCAATTAGAACATTGTTTTCGTCTATCAAAATGGGGTTATTAAACTTGAACTCTTTAATTGAGTTAACTATCTGCGTTATTTGTTTTTCTGAGTGTTTCTTCGGGTTGTTCTTATATGGCTTGATATCGTCAACGCCGATATAGATTATCTGCAAAACCCCTTTTTCTTTTTTTTGCATTTTATGCACCCCGTTAGAAATGAGCGTAAATATATTTGCTCAACACTTTGATTCCAGGTCTGATACCAACGGATGAAAGATAATATAAATTAAAACGCGTTCCGTCTTTGCCTTGCGTCTTTACGCTCTTAATGCAAAACCCTAAATCCTTTTGCATTTGGTTTATTTCAAACATACGCCTATGCGGGCTCGTTATGTTTAATTCTTTCATCATCTGCAAACTGCTTGCTTTGCCTTTCTCTTTCA